TCTTTAAATAGATCTAACAGAGCTCTAATTGCGTTCTGTAAGAAGTTGGCTTGTATTAGTATTAGTTGTGTCATTGTTATTCCTCGTTTGACCAATATTGATTTTACGAGGACGCATTTCATCAGGAATGACATACTGCAATTCAATTGCCAGAATTCCGTCCTGAATATCTGCTCCGTTTACATTTACATGTTCGGACAGCCTAAAGGTTCGTTTAAATTTCTTCGTAGAAATACCACGATGAATAAACTCTCTCCCTTTAGAAACGTGTTCTCCTTTTACAGTCAAAGTTCTATCTTTAACTTCTACTGAGATCTCTTCCTTTGTAAATCCCGCAATAGCCAATTCAATGAGGTATTGCTCATCGCCTTGTTTAATAATGTTATGTGGGGGATAATGGTCTTGAGCATGTTTAGCTGTCCACTCTAGTTCGTTGAACAGATGGTCAAAACCAACGAAAGATGATCGGGGGAATAGTGTTTGTAAGCCTGTCATTGTTATCTCCTTTTGAGCAAGCAAGATTGATATGCGACCAGATTATTCTGCATCGCTATATTATATATAGTCTTTATTGTTTAGAAAGCAACTAAAAAGTTATTTATTTCCGATATTATATTTCGGACATAATTCCCATTGTGCTTTCTCCTTAAATGGGATGATCTTGATTTGACGTAGAGGTGCGCAAGGCAACTCTTGTTTGTTCTGTATCTCTACAAGACCCCAATCACTAAGCAATGTTGTGATAGTATTTCTACGCTCTACATCATTAGCTTCTAGATTAGCTTTTTTTCCATCTAACATAAACAGCTCTTTAAAGTGAACGATGAAGTATCGTCCCTGCTTATGTAATATATGACATGATTGAAATAATTTTTTATCTTTACGAGAAGCGACTCCTATTCGGGTCAACGTCTCTCTGACTTTTAGAAAATCATCTGGTTCGTTTAAGACCACCTCGAGCATGTCTTGAGGTTGCCATTCTACTATATTATTTTCTTCCACCTTTACTCACCTTCTGTTTTATACTTTTTATATTTTCAGGTGATAGAAGGGATAGTACTTGCTTAGCTTTATCATTGCTATATCCATAGTATTGTTTAATCACTTCAATATCACTCTCAGTTTCTGGTTTCATCCATTTCGAAAATCTTTTACGCTTACGAATGATATTTATAAGAAAGTGATATTGTAGTTTATTATCAAGATGATGATAGCGATTCATTACATTAGCAATGCCAACCGTGTCATAGAAGTATGACATAGATCGATTAATAAGAAAGGAGTTATAGCCTTTCTCAGCAACGTCATCGACCATAACGTCTTCTTTAGAGAAGTTAATGCTATTAAGATAAGTAAAAGGGTTCATCAGTTAAATTCCACGTTAGCCATAATCTCAGTCATACAAGCAACAGTATTAAGCTCATGATCAGCTACAAACGAGTCTTTATACTGATAGTCAGCAAGTATAAGAATCAATTGAGGTATAGATGCAGAAGCAACATGCTCGTTCATATTATCGTATAGTCCTCTAAATATGGCAACAGTATCGATATCCATACTATCTACGACCCACTTACGCATAGACTTAAAGTCTTTTGCCTTAAGATGTTTACACAGAGTAGCAAACATATCACTCGATACAACACTTACGGATGCATCGATAGATCCTGCAATAGACAATCTTTGACCTTCGTTTAGTACTCTACGCCAATCAGGAGCATGCTTCATAATAAGATCAGCCGCAGCCTTCTTATCATAAGTAACACCTTCGTCATCTAGTATAGTAGTAAAGCGAGTAAAGAATTGACCTGCAAGAGTCGCCATATCTTTCTTAGACGTATTGAACTCATACACACCACATCGAGAATGCAAGGGTTCGATAATACGGTTCCGAAAGTTACATGTAAGTATAAACCTACAGTTATTAGAGAACTCTTCGATAAAGCCACGCAAGGCAGGTTGAGTAGATTGAGGATTCAGATAGTCTGCCTCGTCAAGTATAACAACCTTATAGCCGCCTTGCAATGATACACTAGAGGCAAATTGCTTAATCTTACCTCTCAACGTGTCGATGTTTCCTTCTTCAGACCCGTTTATAGTTATAAAGTCAAGTCCTAGTTGCTTGCACATAGCTTTAGCAACAGTAGTCTTACCCAAGCCAGCCGTACCGGTAAACATCATATTAGGTATTTCACCAGTATCGACAATAGCTTGTAACGTACTCTTAAGCTGCTCAGGTAGGATAGTATCCTGAATAGTTTGCGGGCGGTACTTCTCTACCCATAGAAAATCTTTCGACATATTAACCTCATAATAAAAATATAGTATAGCTCACTTAGGTTAATAAATCTACTCCGATTCAGTAACTTGTTCTTGTTGATATGATTCACACAACTGAATTGATTGTAAGCATTGATCTCGTAACTGACCAATAGTAGACAGCTCTTCACCTTTAAATGCTCCACGACCTGTTAATGCGTCAATTACAGCAACTGTACTGCGTGATGTACGATTAGCAAGATCATAAATCTCTGAGTGATCTGGTGTTTTAGTTTCTTCTTTAGCCATCTTAGCCTCCATAAGTAGATGTTTTTTCTAGAGCGATCCAGTACTTTACGTCATGGTTAACACTAGAGAATTGTGATATAAGTTTAGATGAGATATCGACTTGATAGTCATCAGCAATAATTTTAAGGTTGTTTATGTTTAGCACAAAGCTAAAGTCTTCTGAGTTATACTCACCCTCAACCATAATAGAGTAAGTATTAGCAGTACTATTCTCTGGATCAACAACAGTCAGTTTAACCGAACCGTTATCAGGCTCAATCAATACTTGACTATGACCAAAGACGCCAGCAGCTTTCTTAAGACCGTTTAACGTAGACTGCTCTAACGTAAACGATACATCTGCTTGAGGCATATTAATAGGTTTTCCGATCGTAGTAAGCATCTCAGGATCAGCATAGTAATACTTTACCATAGCACGTCCTGCGTTACCGCCTACAACCATATTGTTTTCTTTAAATTGAACCGAAGGATTATCAACTAGGTCAAGCACACTTAAGAAGTTCTGCAAGTCATATATACCTACTTGTTTATCAAACTGTTCAGTTACAGTAGCTTCACTAAGAACGTTCTTAGCTTCAGCAATAGTCATAATCTTATTACCCGGTTGAATAACAACATTACTGTTTATACTGGCAAAGTTCTGTAGTATCTTCACCGTTGATGCACTTATTTCCATTATGTAATCCTACTAAAGTTTTTATCTTTTACTATTTCTAGTCTGTTCTCGAACTTATCATCTAGTAACTCTCGCTTATGAGAGATAACAAAGATGTTAGTTTCGTTACCTAAAGTATAGATGATCTTCATAAGATTATCAACACCTTCGTGGTCTAAAGATGAGTCGAACGTCTCATCCAATATAAGAAGATTAGTTGCAACACTATTCTTCATCTTAGCTATCATCCTCCATGTAAACAATAACGCTAGATCTATACGTTGCTTCTCACCTTCAGAGAACGAATCGTATGAGAATGCATCTCTGAATCGTGATCTGATAGTCTCTTGAAATGCTTCGTCTAAGTTAAACGAAACATAGAAGTCTAATATCTCTAGGTACTGATTACACAGCTGATTAATAACAGGTAAGTACTGCTTAACGATCTTAGTCTTAATACCAGTATCCTTAAGCATAGTACTCATTATAATATTATAGTTTAACTGCTCACTGAGTGCAAGCTTTTCTTCCACAAAGTTATTACTATCGAATGTTAAGTCATCTAGGTCTTGGACTGCTTGATCCATATCAACGTTAGTATCTAGCTTTCCTATCTCTTCTTGAGTACGATCAATAGAAGATTGAAACTGAGCAATTGATTTATTATTAGCAGCTAAGTCACTTTGATAACCTCGACATTCCTCAATAATTAATAATGCAGAGGATAGAGCTTCTTGAGCCTCTCGTAGTCCTTCATCTGCTTTACCAATTCCCGCTTGAAGTTCCTTCGCTCTGCCTTTACCTTCCAACACGTGGGTCTCTTTTGTTTCCTCAGTGATGGCTTGATCACAGGTCGGACAGATGTCGTTGTTCTCAAAGAATTGGATATCTTTAACGAGCTTTTTAGCTTCGGTGTTGAACTTCGTCTTATATGCTTCGAGGTCTTTGATTTTAGCTTCGCGTTGTCCTCTCTCCACATCTGCATTCGGTAGTTGAGATTGAATGGAATCACTAAACTCTTCGTTCTTTCCATGTAGAGTTTTGATTTCATCCTGGAAATCAGAGATAAGTTTGAGCTTCTCTTCCCTTTGTTCTTTGTTAATAGCTTTAATGTCTTTAATGTATTTTTTCTGTGCATCAATTTTAGTGCTTGTGACGGCATGCTGATGAGTAACATCTTTGACTTGATCCTTCAATAGTGATGTCTTCTCTCTAAGTATACCATTCATCTTAGAGAATACATTTATGTCCAGAAGATCCTCGATTACATCTCGTCGATTCATAGAACTTAGTTGCATGAAAGGAATAAAGGAGGAAGACCCTAGCACAACTATCTGATGAAAGCTTTTATGATTAAGCTTCAAGATGTTCTGTTCGAGAATCTTCTGGTACTCTTTGGCATGAGATGATTGGTTAATCATCGTCTCGCCTTTCCATATTTCAAAGACGTTAGGTTTAATACCTCTAACGATCTTGAAATCTGAGCCTAGTGCGTTGAACGATACTTCAACGACAGTATTTTTATTATTGATAGTATTAACAAGTTGATTCTTAGATATGTTACGATGAGCTTTTCCAAACAAAGCAAAGCTCAATGCGTCAAGCATAGTAGATTTACCTGCACCGTTCTGACCTACAACAAGAGTAGTCTTATTCTTATTAAGGTCTACTTCAGACCAATTGTTACCGGTTGATAGAAAGTTCTTCCATCTCAAAGTCTTAAATGTTATCATTATGCAATTTCTAAGGTTTGTGCTTCCATCATAAGATCTGACATATGAGACTTAATCCTATCTTTATCAAGATCTGTCTCTACAGCGTCTATGTAAGTATATAATAAAGTAGAAGTATCTTCAACTGATATTTCACTATCTTCTACATTTTCTCCAACAAACTCGTTGAAGTTCTCTGCTATCTTAAGTTCAAGTATAGACTTATTCTGAATACGATCTACGAACTTATCGAATATAAATGTATCAGCTTTATTGATTACAACAATCTTAACGAACTTATTCTCTATCTGAGATAAGTCATATTGCATATAATCAGTATTGCGATCATCGTAAGTTATCTTATGATATAGAGTATGAGGATTGTGTATAGCTTCCATAGTTCTAGTCTCTGTATCTAAGATATGA